GAGTGATGTAAAATTACAAACCGCGGTAACAAAGCAACTTCCTGAATTTATTCGGGAAGACTATGCTACGTTTACTGCTTTCATAAAGGCCTATTACGAATACCTAGAATCTGTAGATGCAAGAAATATTGAAGACCTTAGAAACATTGATAAGACGGTTTATGAATATCTAATTTATATTAATAATGAAATTGGTTTCTTAAATGCGCCAGATTTAACTATTGTAAACATTGATCCTAGGTTGATGTTAAGAAAAACTAAACAGGCCTTTATTGCTAAGGGTACAGAAGACTCATATAAGTTTCTATTTAGATTATTCTTCAATAAGTCAGTAGATGTTAGATATCCATGGGATGAGGTATTAAAAACATCAGATGGTAAATGGAGACAAGATACTTCATTATTTGTCCAAGTTACTTCCGGAGATGTATTATCTATTGTGGGTGATAGAATTAATATTATTGGAGTAAATACTAACCTTAAAGTTTATGTAGATCGTGTTGCACATATTAGAGACGATATATATGAACTATTTATTGATAAGAGTTACTATGGTCAAATCTTATTAGGTGATACCGTTAACTTTGAAACATTTTCTGGTACTATTATTCCTACCACTGTAAAATATAATATTGAATTTGCTGGATCAGGTTATAAAGCCGGAGATATTATTACCAATAACCTTATTGTCGGTGCGGTCACAGTTAAACAAATATTAAAAGTTACAAAAGTAAATTCTACCGGTGGTATACTTGCGGTTAATACTGTAAAATTTGGGTGTGGATTTAGTTCAAACTTTCTTATTACAGCAATTAAAAATGCCGCACCTACCATTAATTCTAGAATAACAGTAAGTAGAAATAATATTAATAAATACTCAGCTAAGGATACTTCTAAATTAGATTTATATAATGAGACTGGTACAATTATTAATAACAACGTATGGGCAGGAGATTATACTAATCCATTCTATGCAGGTACATTATTAAATGGTTTCAATAATGAAACATCTAACTTATTTGATATGTCTACTGTGGCTATTATTAAATGCATTGTGGGCCCAGTAGCAAAATATCAAGGATATTATATTGGTACTGATGGATTTTTAGATGATGTAATTAAAATTCAAGATAGTAAATTCTATCAAAAATATTCATATGTTTTAGTTGCAGATGAAAGATTAGTAGATTTTAATACTTACGTTAAATCATTTATTCATCCCGCTGGCCTAGCATTATTTTCTGAATATCAATTACAAAATAATTATGCGCCAGGTATTTCTGCATCAGTATCTTTAGGCGAATATATATCTAAAGCAACATTTGTTACTAAAAATAAAACACCTAATACAGAATATGTTCTTCCTGTAGGACTTGGTGGTAGAATTAGAAAAAATGCATATGATCAAGATTATTTCGATGTAACATACAACCCAGATACGTTCTCAACATTCTCAGGATAGAAAAATGAATTTAAATTCAGATATAAAAATTACTGGTAAATTAACGATTAAGAAATTTAATTCTAATAATGAATTAGTTCAAGAAGTTGAAGTACCTAATCTTATTGTTACTGCTGGCAAACAATATATTGCAAATAGACTTACATCATCTAGTCCAGTTATTATGTCGCATATGGCAATTGGTAGTACGTCAGATGCTCCAAATCTAACACAAACTACATTGATAGGTGAATTGGGTAGAAGCGCTCTAACATCTACTACTCTTACGGGTGCAAACATCGTTTATGTTGGTGTATTTGGGCCAGGAGTAGGCACAGGTTCTATTGTTGAAGCAGGTATATTTAATGGTTCTACTACCGGTACCATGCTGTGTCGCACAACCTTTCCAGTTATAGTTAAATCTTTAACTGATTCTATTGCTATTTCATGGACAGTTTCAGTAGGATAATATATGACAATTAGCTACTCGCTATTTAAATCTAAGTTCAAAAAATCCATTGCAGAGTCTATCTACAATGAGGTTATATCTGGGGTTTCTTTATACCACCACTTTTTAGGTAAAGAGAATGTATGGACAGATTTCTTAAGTCCATTTATTCCATCTAGTTCAACTGATGTGCCTGGACCACCACAAGATAATTTTAGATATGACTTGCATGTTAGACGAGATATTCTAACTACAAAGAAGATTAAACCAAGTGATGTAGCATATGTTGCTCCTAGATATGATTGGTCATCTGGTGTTGTATATGATATGTATGACGACAATATTGGGCCAGAATCTGAATCTGGTACTACAGCTCCTGCGTATTCTGGCGCAACTAAATTAGAAGATGCAAAATTCTATGTGTTAACAGATGATTTGAATGTTTATAAATGCATTTCAAATAATTATAATGCAATTTCAACAGTTCAACCTACTGGCACAAGCACAGATGTTATTAATACTGCAGATGGTTATATTTGGAAATTCATGTACACTATTCCATTATCACTGAAGAATAGATTCTTATCATCTGATTATATTCCAGTAACTACTGCTCTAAAATCTCAATACTATTCTGGCGGGCAAATTACCAATATAGTGATTGATAATGGTGGCGGTAATTACCTATATGAATTTATTGCCGCGGGTACTATCTCATCAAGTACTTCTAGTGATACGGTATCTGGTACTGATACGTTCTTTACTGATCAGATTGGTCCGGACTATCTTATTAAGAAAATAGATGGTACTTTAATTGGTATAGTTGATACTGTAGTTTCTGATACAGAAATAACTTTAAAAGCTAATGCATTAGTTACTACAATAGATGTTGGATATAAAACTCGTGCCGATGAAATTGCATATGCTGTTGTAACTGGTGATGGAAACTTGGAGAGTAATCCGCTTTCCGTTTCTCAAATAAACATTATTAATCCTGGTGATGGATATACAAGTGCCCCTAATATTACTTTTTCTGGCCCAACCGTAATTACTGGTGATGAAGAAACTGCAACAGGGGAAGTAACTGTTGATGGCGGAGAAATAGATACAGCAACATTATTGGTATCTGGATATGGATATGGAGAAGCACCGGTAATTACAGTGGATCCTCCAATTGCTGGAGCATTAGATTGGGTTCAAAATACTGCATTTGATTTAGATGATATTGTTGTTTATAATGGAATTTATTACACAGTAACTACTGCTGGTACCACTGCGCTAATTGCTCCTACTCATACCACTGGCGTAGCAGCAAATGGCACTGCACAATTTACATATTCGGCTAAAATAGCAGTATTAGCTCCTATAACAGTAGTAAATCATGCTATAATAGATTTAATTATTACTGATGGTGAAATAACTGGCGTATCTATTGTAGATGGTGGTATTGGATATACATATGCAAACATTGAAATATTTGATACCAACCATCCTAATTTAACTAAATTAGACGGCAATAATCCAGATAATGCATTCTTGTCTGTAAATTTAGATGTAGGTAACATTAATACTTTACAAGCAAACGTAGAATTATTAGCAGTTGCTGGTACAATAGAATGTATTAAAGTTGTAGAAGGAGGTACTGGATATTCAACCGCATCAGTTCAAATTATTGGTGATGGAACTGGAGCAACTGCTACCGCAAATATGAATGCAGGTATTATTACATCATATACAATGACTAATGTTGGTTCTGGTTATACTTGGACAAATGTGGTTATAACTGGTAATGGTACAGGTGCAACTGCTCGAGCAATTATGTCTCCTCTAAAAGGACATGGCAAAGATGCAGTTGATGAGTTGAATGCTAACTCTATTATGTTTTACAGTACAATTGCTAGAGATACAAACCAAGGATTAATTGTTACTAACGATTATCGTAAAGTGGGATTACTTAAAAATATTACACAATATGGTCTATCAAATCGGTTTAATGCTGATGTAGGATCCGGTTGTGTATTGATTACTGGTATATTTGATAAAGCTAAATTAGAATATGATATGTTATTAGTTAACTCTGTTGATCAATACAAAAATTATCGCATTGTAGAATTTAGTGATACTCAAATACTTGTATCGGTGTTTAATAATTTCAGTATAAATATATTTGATACAATGCTTACTCCTCAAGGGGATGAGGTATATGTAACAGATATGCACGAGAGAACAATCGACCAATTCTCTGGAGAAATGCTATTCTTATCTGTTAGAGAAGCATTTGCCCCATCTGACGAACAAATTATTACAATACGAACAGTTGTTACTATCTAATTAAGTGGAAGAAAACTAAAATGGCATTAAATTTTAACGCAGCACCATACTATGATAACTTCGATGAAACAAAAGAATTCTATAAAATTCTTTTTAAACCGGGTTATGCAGTACAAACGCGTGAATTAAACCAATTACAAAGTATCATTCAAAAACAAATTGAAGTTACTGGTAAATGGTTATTTAAAGATGGCGCCATGATACTTGGTGGTGAATCTAGTATTGATACTAAAGCTCAATATGTTATTTTCCCATTAGGAACAAATGTAAGTCTACTAAAAGGCTTAGTAC